GCAACACGACCTTTGCTTGGAAAGCCTTCTTCACCACTACTAAAGCCAGTAGCTTGTTTGTCTACTTCATGTCGGCTAAAAAAGCTGTACATCCGTAGTACGGTTGATGCTGTTAGCGGATCACGATCTTTTAGTTGATTTGCTCGTGCTAAACCAACTAATGTACCTCCGGGTTTTCCATCCGCTCGCCATTTTAGTGCACGTTTGGCTGCACTAGCCATGCCTGATGTAGGCTTATAAGTTGTTGCCATAGTTAGTCTCGATAAGCTAAAATAATTTGTTTACACATTTTAGATCTAACAATATCGTCATCCATAAATCTTACGACTTCAATGTCTGGAATACCGTCTAGCCTGTGAATTGCATCTGATAGTCCTGAGTCAGGAATATCGCTTTGATCTACATCTCCTGATATAATCATTTTACAGTTTTTACCAATGCGTGATAAAAGCATCTTCATTTCTTCTTTTGTAGCATTTTGTGCTTCATCTAAAAGAACGATGCAATTATCAAATGTTGCACCTCTCATAAAGCCCAGTGGTTTAGGCTCAATTGTTTTTGCTTTTAACGCATACTCGTAGAATCCTTTTCCAAGGCTACGAGCAAATACATTGTCAAAAGGTTCTAGATAAGGAGCATATTTCTCCTCTAGTGTACCTGGTAAAAATCCTAGCCCACGTCCTGTTTCTACGTTAGGTCTAGTCAGAATTATCTTCTGAATACGTCTATGAAAGAGTTCTCCCGCAGCATATGTTGCTGCTACATACGTCTTACCTGTTCCAGCACTTCCTACACCAAATACTATTTGGCTAGATTGAATTGCTCTTAGATACTCTGCCTGTATAAAGTTTAAAGGTTTTACATCAGTAAATCCATACTCTACTGGGTTACGTTCCAATTGAATTACATTGTCGCGTCTTGCTCTTTTACCACTTGCCATAAACTTCCTTGTAAGGTTGATAAAATTGGTCTGCCTGTTTATATTATAGCAGACCTAGGTTTGCTTGTCAAATATAAATTTACTTCTTCTTGGCTTCTTCAACTTTAGTACCTTCAAGTTTTTGGTGCACTTTAATAGTTTTGCACTCTTCTTGAGGTTTACCTGCTTTATCTAGCACAGGCTTGCCAGCTTTGTCTGTTTTTTCTTTGCAGACTTTTTTAGTTTCTGCGGCTTCGCAAGCTAGTGCAGAAACAAGTGCAAAACTAGCAATAACGGCTACAATAATTTTTTTCATTTAATTTCCTTAGTTGGTGCAAACTTTTCGCTTGCTGTAAATCCTAAACCTGCAATTACAATATACATCATAGAATCAAATAGTTTTGTATCTATTGTGTGACCAAGTATCATAGCTATAAAAGCAGTGGCACACATTAAAAATGCTAAAAAAGTAATGACTCGTTTACTACTAATTGCTCTACTGTCAGATAACATAGTTTTTAAAGGTTCCATTTAAATCTCCGGATGCGGTGCTTGTTGAGGAGCAGGCTTACCATTAATGTAAATAATGTTAGTACTAGGGGCACTGGTTCCATTAAAACCTTGAGTAGTAGAAAATCCTGGATTAAATGTAGGCTCTATTTTTACTGGATTAGCTTTAGCATAAGTATTTGAATTTTCTTGTGCTTGCTTAATCATGTCGCGTTTCATGTCCATTTCTTCTTTGCTACCACCCGCTAACATAATTCCTGATAGTGTACCTGTTAGAAAAGTAGCAATTGGAATAATCATTTCAAAAAACTTTTGGTCAATAGGACTAATAGCGTTTAATGGCTGGGTAATAAAAATAATTGAGTATAGCACTACAAACACAATGCCAGTTAGCGTAAGCGCAAGACAGATGCCAATAAAGAATTTTAGGCGCGCCATTAGCTGATCTTCAGTATAGATAATTGGATTACTTTCCACAGTTAGCTCCTTGTTTTTGTTGTACCACACAAGCACCTGTTGGTGCAAATGATTGATTATTTGTTTGATTTTGTCCATCTTTGGGAGGTCCTAGTCTTGGATCACGTTGGCCTTTAAAAATATGTTCTGGACAAGTTCGGGTAACGTCACATACGGGTACTTTACAAAAATCTTTTTCCCAGTTTGCAGGGTCGTGGCAGGGGTAGCGAAAGCTGTCTTTACCAAAAAATGCTAAACCTACAGGTATTAATAATAGAGCTATTGCCCACTTAAATAGTTTTATATCATTGTGCATTTACTTGCCTGTTTATTTTTTAGCAATTATTGCTTGTATTTTTTCTTGCACTATTTTGGCCCATGATGGCTGAGGGAAATTCCATCCAATAAATGCACCTACTGCTAACCATAGTAAAATATCTAACATAACTTTTCCTTTTATTAACCAGGTAAAAATCTACCTATCAAACCATTGACTAATCTATCTGATAAATCATCCGGTAAGAATTTTAAGAAGCCTAAAAACCAAAGTGCTACGCATCCGTAAATAAATATTTTTAAGCATATATCGAAGGTTTTTTGGTACTCATTCATCTGCCACACCTAGCACTTGTT